TTCTAATGAAGAACAACGAACAGATGCTGTAATTGATGATGTATTAGTAGTAAGTAGAGATTATGAATTATATCTAATGGGTTTAGAATTAGATTATAGTTATGATGATTTTGAATCTATGTTTAAATTTAACAATCCAAAAGCCACAAGTTCTTGTGGTTGTGGAACCTCATTTGCTATATAATATCAAAAGTTCCTAGTATCATACAGATTATTATATAAACCATATAACACAGTAAACAATATCCTACTATTCTTTCAAACCAATTAAACATATAAAAAAAGGGCGACTAAAGAGCCGCCCTTAATTTCACTTTCGTTAAACAGTATTACGCAGAATAAGCAACTTGCTTACCGAATACTTTGTTGATACCTGCAGCGATAATCGCTTTAGATGGTGTACCAACTCTGTAAGAAACACCTTTAGATGATCTGTTTTCGTAAATCATCATACCTTCGTTTCTTAATTTCCCTACCATTGCAGCAGGTGATTTAAGGTCAAATGTTTTCCTTAGAGTTTTCCAAGTCACATCATTACCTTTTGCAAAAAGATTTCTGATTTTTGCAGTTTTTGATAGTTTAGTTCTAGCCATGATATAGTTTCCTTTCTTCATGATATTGAAAAATGACAACATATGTTATCTTCCTTTCATTTGTATTGTAGTCAGAATAACATATGTCGCCGTATTTGTCAAGGGTTATTTTTTAACTATTTGCAAGTTTTTCAAAATAACTCATAGTGTCGTCATCGTCTGACCCCACTACATCTTGTGCCTTAACTTGAGGTGCAGATTTCGCCTCTTTTTGAGGATTCGAATCAGGTGATTTTACCTCATTCTCAAGGGACTCTTGCACATTCCCTACCTTAGTAGTACCAGAAAGTACTATGTCCATTCTTTTCGCAAGTTCTTCATAAGACTTGAAATTAGATGAATTAGTAAATTCAGATAAAGCATATGACTTTTGGCATATGTCTTCTACTTTTGACTCATCCTCAGATAGTTTTGAAGGTGCTTCAAATTCCGATTTATCGTAGTTCCAATAACCATCTACTTTTCTGATCTTCAATTTGAAGTTGGCACCAGTAAATGGGTCGAAAGGATTAATCGGTGTTTCATCTTGAAACTCTGGTTGCATTGCAGCCAAAAGTTTATCATAAATTTTCTTACCATATTTGTATAAGAAAACTTTACCTTCGTTCTCTGGGTGTTTAGGGTCAGAAACAACATAAACATTAGAGTAGTATGATAACTTTCTCTTTTGTTTTCTTGCTATTTCTTTGTCAGATTCTAAACCTGTATTCCATAGTTTAGAATTATATTCAGAAACAGGGTCTTTCTGATTGATAGTAGTTCTTGAATTTTCAATATACCACTGACCAGTTGGACCTTGAAATGCATGAGAATAAACTTTTACCCATGGCAATTCCTCACCATGAACGGCAGGCAAAAATCTAAGTACAGCATAACCGTTGCCAGACTTATCTAACTCGCCTTTCCAAATTCTCTCATCTACATAAGATTTTTTTTCTGAATTAGGTGCTTTTTCTTGATTTACTGCACCAAGTAATTTGTCTAAGCTATTCTTAGACCTTATTGTGTCGATACTCATCGTATGCTCCTTTTATAATCGTATGTTATCGTATGTTTCTAATTTAACATTAGGGCAATCTTTAATACGACTTTTCTCAATAAATTTAAAATCATTATTAACCCAGGTAAACTTAACATTTGAAAATTCTCTAAATGTCAAATATAACTGTTGTCGCCAGTCGTGAGGATTACGCCCCTCTGCTTCTTCAGGTAGATAATACTTACTACCCTTGTATATGTTATTTATACGCTCACCATCACTATAATTAGCAATGTCGAACCCAAACATATACACTTCACTACACGCAATATCTTGACAAGCTAGATGTACTGCTGTCGTTCCAGCACCCCATTCTTTAGGGTCGATGATCTGCGTGATCAAATCTTCTTCATTTGGATAAATGACATGAAGACCTAATTCGTTTTTAACTTTATCTTTTTCTCTACCAGAACCATTTACTACCATTTGACCACTGTCTTTTCCGTAATAATGTATTTGTTCTGGTTTCCAACCTTTTATCATTTCTGGTAATAATATCTCAGATGTGGTTGGTAATAAATTCCAATCGCTAAAATAACAATTATGTCTTCTAGCATAACCTGATTCAATGATCTCACCTTGTATTCCGTAATCTACTGCAACTAAATTATCTACTTCGTGATCTCTGTAAATTGCATTACAACCCCAAGAGACTCCGTTTTGTCTAGTGACAGGAAACCCCTTTCTAGATTCGCCATTTCCGTAAATATAATGAATCATCGAATAACCTTCATTAGAGCTAATTTACACTTTTTAGTATCTATTGTCAAGAAGTTTTTGTATTTTTCTACCATTTTTTTATGATCTTTCCATATTATATCAGTATTGTCCCAATCTTTAATATACCCTACTAAATCGTCTAAGATTACCATAGTTTCTATGGATATTCGTTTTCCTAGATATTCTCTCAATAGTATAGGATGTTGATCTTCCCATTTAAATAACTCTTCAAATCGGTCTGCATATGGACTTAATTCATTTGTCAGATTATATGTCAAAGATTGTATTCTTTTTTTCCAATTTAAATAATTATCTTCACTAAAGTTTTTTATATATCCATTCTTATCTGCCAAGAAGTTTGATACAAAATAATTCTCTACATCTTTTTTATCTTTGTATTTCCTAGCAATCCTTGCAAAAAATAATCTATCATTTCTTTTGTAGAAAGATATTTTTTTTGTTTTAGTTTTTCCACCGTACTTATGATAATCATACCCTGCTCTAGAGAAGTGTGCCTTTATCGCACAATACATTAAATAAACTTCAACGGGTTCCATTAATCGATAGGTAATTTTCCTCTGCCTTCTACATCTGAAGAGATTAATCTTAATTCTCTTGCGTTTGCTTCTATTTTTGCTTTTAGTGCTTTTGTAATTAGTTTTGCAACTGTTTCAATTTCTATTTCATTTGTTTCACAATAATGTGTCACTGCATCTAAATGACTTATTCCTTTTTCCACAGCCATTTGTTCTATTTGTAATGAAAATGTTTTTGGTGTAATTTTAAATAAACTCAATTTTGTTTCCTTTTAAGTGGCAAGTTTCTGTTGCCAGGTACTTGCCAACCCCGACTGTTAACCACGCTAGCGATTAGGCAGCCATTGCAAAATTATTATTTGCACTTATGGTTGTGAATACTCAGATTAGATACTCGTCAGCAGTCGAAACCTATTTCACCCCCTAAGTCGAGGTTTAAACTTGGTTTGGTGGAGGTGGGTGGTATCGCACCACCGTCCTCACTAACTTTTTGCAAATCGTCAACGCATTCAACTATCATATTTATACCATACTTAAAAGATAAAGTCAAGGGTTAACTTGTTTCACCTTTGTATGTGTCTAATGTTCTTTTAAATTTACCAGCATGAGACTTCTCTGCTTTTGCTAGTGTCTCAAACCAATCTGCAATTTCTTCAAAACCTTCTTCTCTAGCAGTTCTTGCCATGCCTGGATACATATCTGTGTACTCATGCGTTTCGCCTTTGATTGCTGAATTTAAGTTTTGTTCAGTATTACCCATAGGTTCACCTGTCGCAGGGTCACCTACTTCTTCTAAGTATTCTAAATGTCCATGAGCGTGACCTGTTTCACCTTCAGCGGTTGATCTGAATATTTGTGCCACTTCGTTTGCACCTTCTATATCTGCCTTTTGAGCAAAATATAGATATCTTCTATTTGCTTCAGACTCACCTTGAAAGGCAGCTCTTAAATTATCTTTTGTTTTACTGTCTTTTAGTTCCATAATTACCCTTTACTGTTAAATGCCACAATTGCTTCTTCCAATTTAGGCAGGTATGTTTGTTTTTGTTTTACAAACTCTTGTACTGTACCGTCCTCTGTGACAACTAAGATCACAACTTGATCGATAGGTGTACCAGTTTGTTCTTCATGCATTTCTGCATAAGCAGATGCTTGAATATAGTAGTTCTCATTATACTCTTCTTTTCTAGGTTTAGAAGAGGTTTTAAAATCAATCACTGATAACTTGCCATTGTATTCTGCGATACAATCCACACGACCAGCAATTTTATATTTGTCTGACCATAACGCAACTTCTTGAAAGTGAATGTTATCTATATTTTTTAGTGATTGATTTTTTAATTGTCCAAATAGACAATATGCGAGAAAATCTTTTTTGTGTTTATCTTCGTCAAAATTATTATTTAAATAATCTTCACACATATGGTGTACTTTTGTTCCACGATTTGCGGCTGTTCTTGCGATATGATTAGCAACATCTTCGCCAACACGCTTACGCCATTCCATTAGACCTTGTTTTGATCTACCAGATAATACTGTTGTTATTGACGGATATTTGTTGCCTTCAGGCGTGACATAAAATCTTTTCTTATCAATGTTTACAGTTTCAAGTTTCGGTAGTTCTACCGTAGTCACATGATTAAACATAATGTATCCTTTTAATTATATAAGTTCTTTTGCAGAAGCAGTTGTTTCTTCAACTCTTCTTGTCCACCCTCTACCAAATGTGTCGAATGTTGATAGACCTTCGTAATATGATTGTCTAGCAGATTGATAATTTTCTATTGCAGTTTCTAAACCATTTTCTTCAACATATGTATTTACTGCTTTTAAAGTGTTTGGGCCAATACCACCATCGACCGTGGTTCCAATCATCCTTTGTAGAAACTTTGCAGCTCTACCAGGCCCAGCATTAACACCAAAGTCAAAGACACAAAGGTCTAATCCATTTGGAAGGTCGTCACATTTACATTTGTCCCAATAATTTTTTTTGTAAATAGGGTTAACATCTTCAACTAATAAGTCTTTCATGTCTTTTGTTCCACCCCATTCTTCATATACTCTTTTCGTCACACCAAGATTTGTTTCCCCACCAGGGTCTTTTGGATGATTTACATATCCACCTTCGTGATGCAATATTTTTTCTAAACTTGATTTCCAATTGTTAATCATATTTCTACTCCTAAACCTAATTTGGTTTTTTCTATTAGATATTCTCTTACTAATCCACTTCTCACAATATCACCAATTGTAAATTCTGTAATAGTAAATGTTTTCATGTTTTCTAGTATTCTCATGAAGTCATGTAGACCATTTCTTTCATTCGTATCAACTAAGTCTGATTGAAAGAAATCACCTGCAAAATTAATTTTTGTGTCTGCACCTATTCTAGTGATCACAGTATCTAGTTCATGAAAATTCATATTCTGACATTCATCTACTATAACAATAGCATTGTCAAATGTCAATCCTCTTAAAAATGATGTACTAGCAAACTGAATAGCACCTTGCGTTTTTAATCTGTCAAATAACATTCTAAACGCTTCATCATTTGGTTGTTTAAACATGTATTGTACCATGTTTTTATAATTTGTTTCAAACTGTTCTATGTTAGTATTATCAGATGCATTTTCTCTTGTCGGTGCAAATGCTCTAACTATAATAATTCTACTAGGTTTTTTGTCTGGGTCTAAAACTTCTTTAAGAGCATTGTATAATAATACAAAAGTTTTACCTGTTCCAGCTGCACCAAATACAAATTGATTAGAACCTTTTTTGTAAGCACTAAAAACTTCTTTTTGATTGTCACCAATAGGTTTAACATCAACCATATCAGATAGTTTTATTAAATCTAAATCACTCACTTAAAATACCTTTATCCTGTCCAAAATGTTTTTCCATGCAAGCTTTTAAATCTTCGTACTCTGCAACTATTTTCATTTCTTTTTCTATTGTCTCTATAATATCAGCATGTTCACCGATACCTACAGGTTTTTCTAACATAACTGCTACATTTGCCACATGTTTGTCGATATGACCTTGTGCGTGTGACATGAATGCTGTATATAATTTATTTTTCATTTGTCAAAGTCCTTTGCTATTTTTCCCTTGTTGATGCCTGATTTAATTAAATACTCTTGCGTTCCACCTGCACCAACTTCCACTTCTTTTTTTAATGCTCGAGAAAGACGCATTTCTTTCGCTTCTTTCTCTCTTGCTTTTTGAAAGTCTGTTAGTTGTCTATGTCTGTCTCTAGTCATAATATTATTTATTATTCCTTTTTTCTGCGGCTGACTTTCTTAATACGCCATGTTTACGCAATACCTGATGTGTCTTTAAGTCTTTATTAGACTTAGTACCATAATTATCTGCTAATGCAGATGTAGGATGTGCTTCTGCAATCCTTGCCAAATTCTCTTTCATACCACCATCTACTTTAGGACCAACTCCACCTATATGATCACCAACAAGTGCAGGTGCTGATACTTTTTGTTTAAAATTAGTATTCTTTTTTAGAAACTCTTCAAGTTCATCCCAAGTACAAAACTCTTCAAACTCGTCACCTGTCTCTGTATTAATCAAAGTATATGTTGGCATTAATCTTTACCTTCAATAGAAGTACCTTTGAATGGGTCATTTCTAGTATCTCTATTATTTTCATCAAACTTTTTAACATTACCAACTGGTATAGTAAATTGTTTTACTTTAACTCTTTTAGGGTCAACAACAATCTTTGGTGCATCTTTATATCCAACACTCTTAGGATTTTCTAATCCTATTACAGTGCCGTCAGCAAGTCTTATAACACTTGCGTTTCGATCTTCCTCTTCTGGTGTCATCGGTTTCAATCTGTACCTCCTACTTTAAAAAAATGAGAGGGGTGTTTTGCTTCCTCTACTTTCATCACTCTTTTTTTTCTTTTCTTTAGAGTTCTTTTTCTTTTCTTTTTGAACAGACTTTTTAAATATTCTATCATAATTATCCTTATACAACTGAGTTGTTATTCTTGATTTACCGTCCCATTTTCCTGGCATAATGCTATTATAATAAAACTTTTTTACTGTTTTGTCAAGAGCTTTTCTTCCATTTCTCTAACTTTTAATATCATTCTTGTTGTTCGTTCATCATAATCTGGTGTCTCAGAAAACTTATCTAATGTCTTAATTAATCTTAATGCGTCTAAATTTTGATTTCTACTTAACATATCTGCTCTTAGTTTTCTAAAATCAGAATATGCTGGATGTTCATTTAATAATCTTATATACTCTCTTACAGATGCACACTTAGTTTTAAACTTTCTAACTCCCCAACCTGGCCAATCTTCTATACCAGATGCTAATAAATGTGGCACTTCGGTTGAAAAAGTTCTAATTCCAAAAAGATTATTTGCTTGTTTTGCGAATCTTGATTTACCCCAACCAGTCTCTAAAACTGCTTGT